TCTTGAATTACACTGTTATTGGTATTATCAATACTAGCTTGATTTGAGGTATTAGCATGAGCAATATTAAAGGTACTTCCGGCCGTTTGGTTAGCAGACCAAGTACTATCTCCAGTAAGGCTTATACCTGCAGCCGTGGCTGTAATTGTTGTAACACCATCACCTAGTGTGAATGTACCTTGAGTAGCAGAACCAGATGTTACGTGACCAAAAGTATCTACGCCTAAAGCAATATCTCGTACAAACGACATAGTTGTTGGACTAGAATCTCCTGTAGAAGTATAGCCACCAAAGTTTGAAGTATCTTGGTGTGTGATAGTAATATCATTTCCATCAAAAGCTAGATCGATACCAGCGCCTTCATCGAACCCTACCCTTTCGCCTTGAGTGATTGTATCTGCAAGAGAATTATTTACATATAGTGCCCAGTTTCTTAAATAGTAATCATCGAAGTCGCCAGAAACAACACCTGTAACATGACCTTGAGAATTAACTGCAAAGCTTTGAATATATGTACCATTATCTACAGCACTACCAGTTGATAAACCAATGTTATCATGGTTGAATGTGATAGTATCGCCAGATCTTACTGATCCAAGAGCTGTACCGCCATGAAGAGTTAAAGTATCGTTATTGATATTAGCAGTTGCTGTACCACCTGAATTAGCTGTAATATTCTTAAAGATTGCTTGTGAAGAACCTAAATCGCTGTTAGTAATAGCAACTTCAAAGTCATTACCATTTACAACACCTGCTAGACCTATACCTGTTCCTGCTTTAAGGTCTAGTGTTTTAGAACCGGCCAATATTCCTAAATCAATTCCATTAACTTCTATTCCTGGATTCGATTGAGTCGCTTCTGAAAGTAAAAGAGAACCGTCTGCTTCCCATTGTCCAGCACTATAATTGTATAAGAAAGTATGAGCAATATTACCAGATGCATCATTAACTTTTAGTCCAAATTCTCCAACACTTTGATTTAAAGAATTTGTAATAATGATACTGTCTTCTACTTCTAAAGTAGCAACATTTAATTCTGTCCTAGCACCTTGTACATAAAGGTCACCAGCAACATATAAGTCTTCTCCAATACCCACACCACCGGCTACAGTTAATGCACCAGTTGATGTATCACTTGCACCAGTAGTACCTAATATTTTGACTGTCCCTGGAGCTCTAAAGTCAGTAGGAATAGAGAATGTTGCTGCTCTACCTTCTGTTCCAGCACCACTTACTGTAATCTGATTAGTAGTACCTGTTGCTGTTCTAACATAATCGCCAGTAGTATGAGTAGTAAGTGCAACTGAATTATTATCCAGTGTAGTATTAAATGTTGCATTACCTAAATTAGTAATAGTTACATTACCACTAATAGGTCCTGTACCAAGTGTAATAGTTGGATCATTAACATTGAAGTCAAAGTTTTCGTTAGTAGCATCCCAAGTTACGTTAATGCCCGATTCGGCATTACTTGTAATTAAGTCTTTAGCATTATAGAAAGTTACAATGTCTGTTGTGTGCGATGCTGATGAATCATTAAGACCTTGTATTTGCCATGCACGACTAGGTTTAGTTGCCGAAGTACCATCAGCATAATTTTCATTCCATTGGAATCTTACATCACTTTTATCAACTATAGTTGCAACGTGCTGTCGGTCAACACTGAAACCTTGAATTTGCACGTTGCCATCTACTTCCAAGAAAGAAGTACTAAAGATGTTAACGTTAGAAGCATTACCGGGCAATAATAAAGAAGCATTACTTAAGTCTAATGTAGTACCCGAGTTGAATGTCATGGTATCGTTATTAGTACCACCATCTTTAAATGTTACATTACCAGTAAGACCTAATTTAGATGCAATCTCTTGTTGACTTGCAGAAGATAGATAAACCTTTTCAGTCTCTAATTCTCTTAGAGCGGCCGATATGTCATTTGCCGCAAATACTGTTAGAACAGAATCACCAATCTCTGCATGTAATTTTTGTAATGCGCCTGTTACAGTATCAGTAGTTCCGATATTTGCAATAGAAGTATTACCGATGAAACCCGACATGGTATTTGTCGCAGTTGTAAGATCGGTTATAGTGTAGGTGTAATCGGTTGGTAGATTATCAATTAAAGATAAAGTACCAACATCTGCAAAGAGGTTAGTAATATCAGTGTCGTTATTAATCATACCTGTTTGAAGACTAGTTAATACACCTGAAATAGTAGTAGAACCATAAGTTCCACCCTCATAAGAAGCAACTGTACCAATCTCTGCATCAATAGAATTAATTGCGGCTGTAAGATTAGTTAATCCATCCGCTGCAGTTCCTGTTCCTGTTATAACAGCATTGCCCATCTCGTCATGTAATTCATTAAGAGCAAGTTTTACGTTATTTCTATTTGTGAATTTAGCATTTAATTGGCCGATATCAACCACACCACCAATTGTAGTATTACCATCAACTTGTAGTGTAAGTGCCATATCAACAGCACCATCAATATCTACAACATCTAAGTTAGAAACACCATCAACATCTAAGACTCCGTGAATGGTTGCATTAGTTGAAACATCAACCGAACCATTAAGGTCTAGGTCACCATCAATAGTAGTACCGTTTAAGGTTGTAGTACTATCGACATTAAGTGTACCATCAATTTGTGTATTACCATCAACAGCCGTAACATTGAACTTATCTCCACCAGATGAACCAACTCTAAAGTTTCCATCTACTCCAGCAGTTCCATCTACTTCTAAAGTTCCATCAATCTGTGTATCACCACTAGAAGCAGTAACATTGAATTTATTAGTACCTACTCTTAGGTCTCCATCAATTCCTGCCGTACCATCAACTTCTAAAGTTCCATCAATTTGTGTATTACCAGTAGCAGCTGCGACATCAAACTTAGATGTATTACTTGAGCCAACTCTAAAGTTTCCGTCAACACCTAGGGTACTATTTAATTCAGCAGTACCGTCTACGTTTAAATTTCTGTCTATATCTACATCACGATTAACTGTTACGTCTTGTGCAAAGGTAGCACTTGCTCCAGCACCAGTTAGCATTGTAGTAGTACCAGATTTAACTAATATGTTACCACCAGTATTTTCTAATGCGGCGTATTGAACGCCGCCATCTTTTACATTAACGGCTCCACCATCAGCATCCAGATTAATAATACCACTTGAATCAAGATTAAAGGTTCCTGAAGTTACATCAAACTGGTTTGTTCCAGCCGTAATTTCGTGAGTTGATGCATCAAAGACTGCTTCGATTTCATTTACAGCACTAGTAAGATCAGTGGCTACAGTTGTAAGATTTTCTGTAACACCAACATCGTGTTGAAGTTCGTTAAGCCCAGCAACTGCGTCCATTGAGAATATTTTAATATCATCATTAAGAGTGGCTGGAGTATTAAGCTCAATAGTATTACCTATTGTAGTATTATGCGAAGTTAATCCACTATGATCTGCAGCAGCAATGGTTGTACCATAACCCAATACTCTTATTACTTGAGAAGTACTAAAAGATGAATTTACATTTGACCAGGTTTTAATTAATAACTGAGTAGAAGTAGATTTTAATATAACACCATACCAGTTAGAAGTAGACTCAACTAGAGATTGAGTGGCTAACTGAGTAGAATTTTGATATACTACCTCGCCCTCAATAAAATTTGTAAGTGTAGGATTATTCGAAAGTATAATAGTACCAGCGTGATTTGCTACGTGGAATCCAGTAGCCGTAACACCTTGAGTCATTTCAACAGAGTTTTTGTATACTCTTAGAATACCCTTTGGAAAAGCTTCACCAATAAGTCTAATAACATTAGCATTTGCTATTGTTTGAGAGGCACCAACTTTAAGATCAGCAGATGAACTAAAAGTACCTGCAGTATTTCTTACTAAGATTTTATCTGAAGTTATAGAACTAATCAGGCCATTCCATGTAGGACTACCTGAAGTGCCTTGGTATATTACAGCATCTACAATAAATGCTGATGGAATAGATGGGCTATTTTTTAGAATTACATATCCGCCAGTATTATCTACTGTTACTGATGGACTAACTTCAAATCTAACAGTCTTAGCACCATCGCTTTGACCAGTAAAAATAGAAGATCCGGCAGCTACGTCTACGAAATTATAAGTCTTATCTGATAGATTAGAATTTAATTGTTCGTTGTCGCCTAAGTGTAATGAAATCTCATTAGACTTTTGTCTTAAGTTTTCTAAGGTATCATCCTTTAGAATTCGAGTTTCTTTATTAGCCATTATTTCCCACCAATTAATTTTTCTAACATTCTTTTAATTTCAGCAACATCAGATTTAAGGTTATCGATATCATTTCGTTGCAGTTGATCAATCTGTTTTTGATTTCTATCTCTAGCAATCTGTTTTCTTCTAGCTTCGTAAGCATTACTATTTGTATTTATAATAGCTGAAGTAGCCGTATCTCTTATTAGCCCAGGATTGTTCTCAACTTTGATATCTTTTTTCTTTTTTGGCATTATATATTATCCTTATGTTGAAGCAATTGCTCTAAAGTCTCGTATTGTTGGTATAGCAGATGTATTATTAGATCTCAATACTATTTTAAATGCCATAGAACCAAAGCTTCCTGTAGGATCAACTGCATATTTAACTTCGGTATAAGCATTTGGATTATTATTAACTGGTATAGCATCAGAAGAAGCCATGGCTACCCATAGTTCTGCACCAAAGTCATCGTCTGAACCAGCTGGTAAGACTTTATAATATACATCAATAGAAGATCCAGAAGGTCTATTTGCTGTCATGTATAAATCAATTGTATCTGCTTCTTCGGCCAAATCGATCTTCTTAGTTATATATTTACATAATTCAGATCCACCAGTTGCCGCAGTCTCTGCAACATAGTTATTATATGAACCTTGATTATTAATAGCATCTCCAATAATATTTTGAACTGTAATTATTGAAGCTCTATTTTGATCAATGACTGGAGATAAGTGATCGCCTGTACTGCTTAGAACAGCTCTAATACTAAACGTTTTAAGATTTCCAGAACCTTGGGCTGTTGAAGAAACAACCTTAGGGTTAGCAAAATATGAATTTGAATTTGCTAGTACTTCAAATTCATCAACTGCACCGTAAGCTGTTTGTGTTCCATCAACTGCTGTTTGTTCTAATGTAGATACATAGTATCTAATCTCTGTTCCAGGAACCTGTATATTTTGAATTTGTGGATGAAGAACATCAAACTGTCTATTCTCAGTAGCAAGGATTGTTGATCCACCGCCAGAGCCAGTTGATGTTGCCGAAGCTCCAGTTAAAGTAATAAGATATGAATCTTGCTCTGAGCCAGTAACGTTATGTGTACCTTCTAATTGAGCAACAGTTATACCATTAACAGTTCCACCAACACCAGCTATAGTAACCTTAGAACCTCCACTATACATTCCGTGATTAGTGTGAGTAACTCTAACTACGTTACTGCCACTAGTAGTACTAAAGGGATCGGCCTTTAGATTTACTAATGGAATATCTTCGTTACAAAAAGTTACTTGAGAAGTATTAGTACCACCATCAACCATGGCCGATCCTGAACCTTGCTTAAACTTAGCTCTTCTTAGTACAAACTTCAAATCTTTACTTTGATCAGGGGTCCAAGTAGAAGCATTTTGAGAAGTAAAGAATGATCCACCATGTGGCTGTTTTGTAATTCTAAACGTAAGGTCTGTAACATCAAACCCACCCATTTCAGCAACCCAAGCTTCATATTCATTACAGGCAGAGATAATAACAATAGCATACTCAGCGTCTTGCTCTAAGTAAACAGGATGATCGAATGTAAATGCAGTCGCGCTGTTTGCAGTTGCTGACACATTAACCGATCCAGGGTTTAAAGTAACTTCAGTTCCTGGAACTACTCGTTGTGTGGGTATACCATTTACAACAGCTCTAATACTAATAGAAACAGGAACCTGGGTTTTAGTTGCCTTTGTCCTAAAGAATAGATCTACACCTGTTGCAAATAAACCACCTTTCTTTTCTATTAAGATAGTTTGAGCAAGAGGATCCGTCCATTTTACTTTAGTGCGTACAAACGTCTCACTTAGAGTTTGATTATCACCAACTTCAGTGGTAACTAGTTTAGGAACTTTAGTATTAGTAATAGTATTCTGTACAGATTCAATAACTCCTTGCGCAAAGAACGGCGAAGAACAATACGTGGTTTCAGTCTCAGGATCATTAGTTATTGTATCGGATAGTTTAAATTCCTTTACTCCAGTTTTAAATTTAATTGCTTCGTTTCTTGGAATAATAAATGTACCACTAACAGTACCATTACCATCAGTTATTAAAGATCCAGATGAAGCGCCTGGATGCGATGTAAGTCCAGTATAAAGTTTAGATTGATCGCTTGATTGATCAGACCATTCTTGGAAAGCTTCGGATTTACAATACGCTGTAACGTTAATATTATTAAAGAACGCAAATACTTTTGTATTGGGTTTCATTAAGGTGCCTTCAAAGAATATCTTTCTAGATCTCATGAATGGTACAAAGTTTGTTTCAACTACTCTAGCGCCAGTTTCTTTACTAACAGTATCAAATCCAACATCAGTTCTAAGGCCCGATCTAGATTGATCACTGGTAACAGTCGTAGTGGTTACAGTCGTGGTCTTTCTTTGATCAAAGTTCATACCTGCCTGGCGAGCTCTGATTGAAGTAACATCTTCGTTAACTTCTCGCCCGACCCAGTTAGTTTCCCACTCATTCCAAACAGTTCCTAGAATACCAGTTTCATTTGCCATTGTAACAAATTGATCGTATTGACCATTCTCATCAATAATAATATCTGGTCTAACATCAACTTCTTTCCACTCATCTGATTCAGGAGATAATCTAACTTGTCCACCCCAATCAAATACATTATACGGGTTGACATTAATAGCTACTGATGCGTAAGGTTGTACTGTCTCGTTATGTTGATCATAAGGCATAGTCCAAATTGAACCATTCTTCGATGCAGTGTCTGTAACTCCAGGCTTTTTAATCAAGTTTACATTTCTAGAATCATACTTAGCTCTTAATACACCTTGAACTTTATCAATAGAACATTTATGATCTGGGTTAGCTGGGTTACCGATTGAGTGATCTTTAAAAGTATCAACAATAAATCCATTTTTAAATCTTGGCAAGCCAGCTGCATCAACAATATGTGTATCGGCCGCACTTTGCTCTAACAAAGAAAGCGAAGTATAATACTCGACATTTTTCAGCCGCTTATCAAGTTTGCCGATATCTCTCATTGTGTATCGTTTGTTATCTGTAATATCTGGTACAATATCAGCTAAGGTAAAGCCATAAGGCTTCATTCTTAATTGATATAATGTAAGAGCATCTTCTCTGTCTTCAGGAGGAGCCGGCCTTTCAGAAGGAACACCTTTAGCAATTTCAAAGGCGCCATCTCTTTTAATGAATAGCTTATCAATTCTTGGCATGTAGTACGCAATATCAGCTTTAAGAGCATGTCCAACTTTAGGGGCTGGAGATAAAACAAATCCGGACCCTGTACTAAATTCAGAACCAGCAGTTGCTCCGCTTTGAGACTTAAGTGGTCTAAAGTCAATACAATCTCTTAATTCTAATGTTCCTGCAGTACTAGCAAAGGTAGGTATAGTATCATAATCGTTAGAGCTATATGAATCTACTGAGAAATAATCTCCAACCGAATGAGCATAATGCTTAAACGTTACAACCATATTACCCGTGGCCACTGCTGCCGTAGCAGCTAGTTTAACAATTTTACCTTCAGCATAGAAGTTATCTCTTTGACCATTGTCAAAAGTAAATCTATCAGTAACATTGACACTAGCGCTATCAACAATAGATGTAATACTAATAATATCGGCTTTTTCTAATTCGTATGAAGCTGTGTTGCCATTAGTAACATTAATAGTAGTTGTGGCAGTAGTATTAGTTTTTTGTTTTTGAGCTGCATTCTTTTCAATGGTTGATATTACTCTACATACAGTGCCATTTGGAATATTTAATCCACTACCGGTACAATCGAATGTAATTGTTTGAAAGTTTGCAGCAACAGTAGCATTTCCAGCGGTACCAGTCTTAACATCAATGCCGATAGGCGCAATAGTAATATCAGCAGTATCTGCAAATTTACCAACACTCTCAGTTATAATTAATTGTCCACTGCTCACAATAACAGGTATAACCTTTTTAACTTTATAAACAGTATCATTAACACCATTTGTTCTTAAAGTTTTAATAGCGTCTTGAGGTAGTTTAAATACATTTCTATTGTTACCGGCGTCATATCTAATACCATCTGAGTCCGGCACGAAATTACCTACGAAGTTTTCTGTATAGCCACCGCCTGCAGCCAGCTGATATACATTATCAACCGCACTAAAAGCTCCAGTCGTCATGGTTATATCAAACAAGTATAATCTTACATGGTCTGAATAACTTTCAAATCCACGAACTCTAGCAGTACCTACGCTAGCTCCAACAGCTTTTAGCGTAATAGTTTTATAAGTTTCTAAATCTGGAATTCCTCTTAACCCACTTAAAGATAACTTAACATAGTTACCAAGTTGAATTTGAGTATACGATAAATTCTGGAATCCAGTAGAATTAGCTCCTCGTGGCTTATCAACATTTACATATTCTGTTACTAGCTTTTCAGCTCTAAAGCCTTGAACATAAGCAACTGATGGTTCAATACCAAGAGCAATCTTATCAGCGCTTCCGCCATCACTGGCAAGATACTTACCAAAGTTTGTTCCAGTATTAAGATGTTCTAATATTTCTAATTCAAAAGGTTTAGTAACATAACTGCCAGACTCTTCATATGTTCTACGAGCTAAACGCAGAGTTAATCCAGTATCCGAAGTTTTATCTGAAGTATCAACTGATACAATGCCATTAGTTACAGTTAATAATGGAATATAGTTAAGAATTGTTCTAGCACTATCACCACTGGCTGAAGCATCTGTAGGATCACCTAGGTTAACGCTTTCTTTAATAAGTGTAGTTGCTATTTGATATCTTGAAGCACCGGGAGCTGCAGTGTTTGGAACTCCTTGAGCATTATCATTTAGATTCCCATCTTCAGCAGAAGTTACTAGATTCTCAGCAACTTGTAAACCAACAATGTATGTTGGAGCACTAGTATACTTGTCTAATATTAAAGTAGCCTCTGGAACATATGTAAAACAACCAGATATAAAGTATACACCTTCTCTTATTGAAGCTGATGAACCTTGACCAATAGCATTAGCAATAACAGAATCTGCGCCAGCTCCATCAGTGTTAGTACCACCACCAACCATTCCGTATTTAAGTCCTATTGAAGTAGTTGCAGTAAATACTTCTCCTACAACAAACTTATCAACGTCTTTTGCAGGACCACCTTTACTTTGATAGGCAATATATAATGTATCAGCATCTCCACCAGCAGCTACAATTACATCTAATACCACAGCAGTTACTTGGTTTCCTGATTGACTAGAACCAGTTATGATCTCACCTTTAAAATTAGATAAGCCCGCAACATTACCAGTGCCAGCTGAATGTGTAAAGGTTGATTCTACTTTAATATAATCATATTCGATATTAATAGAAACTTCGCCATTAACAACTCTTGATCCATCTTTGAAAGCATATTGACCATGTCTATCAATTTGAGCTTGGAGAGCCGTTTGCATTTGAGTAAGCTCTCTAGCTTGAACAGCATATCCAGGACGGAATAAAACTCTATGATAATTTTTGGTTTCGTCAAAAGTATCCCAATACGGCTGATCTGGAAAAATTTTTATTGATGTTGTTGACATAAGTCCTCTCTTTTAATAATATCTATATTAGAATTCGATGATGATTTTAATATCTTCAATCTGAGTAACAGTTCTATTAATTGGGTTTCTATTCTCTAAGAATATAATATCTCCAGAATGCTTATCTACTTCTTCATTAAGTAAGAACCCCGCTGCTGTTGTTTTTGTTACGTGACTAGCTGCAGAAGTAGCACCAACAACTGCTACACTTTCTACGAAAGGACCATATCCGGTTTTACTATTTTGATTAAAATATACATCCCCAGTTCCAGCATTAATAAATGTAACATACGCTTGAGGAGAATCTGGGTTACTGCCTTGAGTAATTAATTCATCTACTACAAAAGTTGGAGCAGTAGTGAACTTCAATGCTGGAGTAGCATTTAATGTAGTCGAAGTTGAAACCGTAGTAGTACCAAAGTTAAATGGGTTTTTCACTAATGTGATTTGTCTAAAGTCGTTACCAACAGTTAGATCGGCTCCTTCATTACCAGTCAACAAAGTATTAATAGCAATGAAGAATGCACCAAGATCTTTTACAGGATCTATACCATGTCCATTTACTGGAGAAAGCGCGGCCCGTACGGTAGCATCAGCAGCTGAACCACCACCACCAGAAATAACAATATCCGATATTGAATAATTAGTACCCTTAGCCGTAACTGTAATAGCAGTAACAGATCCGCCTGAAACAGTAGCCGTAGCCGTAGCTCCAGTTCCACTGCCAGTGATACTTACAACAGGAGCTTGTGTATATCCAGTTCCAGGATTAGTGACATGTATCTTTTCAATGCCTGCAGCAGTAACTGAATCTCTTGAAGCTTTTTGGTTTAAGTACTGAGCATAATCACCTTCAGATAAAGCAGTCTCAGCAGCGGCATCGTCAGCGTAGGCAAGGGATACTGTTTTAACTGGCATATAAGAAGTAGTTAAGAATTTCTCTGCATCAGCAACAGAAACAGTAAACATATACTTCCAAACATATCCATCAGATTCTGGTTGAGGATCTGTCAAAGTTTGTACAGGCTCTTGAGTTGATCCACTAGTACCAGCGATAATACACTTATAAACTTTAAAGTCTTTTGTGATAATGTAAAATGCTTTATCAAAAATATCAGCATCATTAGAATCCCAAGCAACATAAGTAGAATTAGTAGTCCATGTATGTCTTGGGACTACGTGCGATATATCTGAAGCTGCCAGTCTTTTCATTCCGAACAGGTTTTCGCGGGCTTCTGTTATACTGTCCAGCGTATCATAAGGAACGAATGGGGTTGTGTCTGTTGTATCAGAAGTAGTTAAAGACCACGCATCGGTTTTACCGATTCCAACAAATACTTCCGTACCTGCTGATGATATATCTTCTTTAAAATTTTCTGCATTCAACACTCTGAATTTAGAAGTTACGATTGCTGTCATGTCTCTGTCCTGTAATTAATCTATGTGAATAAATGTATTCGTATTATATTTATTTATATCATTTATAGAGGTACTTTGCAATTCTACGTTAGCTAATGCCTCTAAGGTTTCATTATAATCATATAACTTACTATACGTTACCATATTAGATTTTTGGTTATAATAGCTGTTTTCTGGTATAGATCTGTATCCAACTGCTGCTACTGTAACTTCATGAGCTACATTCCAAGCATCATTAGTTATAGCCGATTGTGTTATTGTCCAGTTTGTCCCGCTACTCAATGCTCCAACTTTTAAAAGAGAACCATTATATAAAGTACGTCCTCTTTTTGATGAGGATGCTTGCGCTGGATTTGAAATTTTAACAAATGGCTGCGCTATATCGGTATGATTAGAAAGTATAATTTGTCGATGAGTTCTAAATTTTACTCTATTTTCACTTGAAGCTCTAGATGAAATATATAGAGTGGGATCAATACCATATCCAAACCCTGGATTTGTGATTACACCACTAGCTATTTCTGATGGAACCAACCTAGCGATTGCGGTACCATTCCCGCTAATAGTTATAGTAGGAAGTTCAACGTAACCAGTTCCTTTGTTAGTAACTACAATAGTTGATAGCGAATTGTTTTCTATAATAGCTATGGCTGTTGCAGTAGTTCCAGAAGGTGGTGCTGAGATAGTTACAGTTGGAACTGAAGTATATCCACTTCCTCTATTTAATATTTGAATAGAATCAACTGGCGTAGGAGCTAATAAGTACTTGCCTAATGCTGTAACGTTTGTAGGTAAGAATACACCAAGAGAATCTTTAGCTGTCGGAGCTGAGATATTAATTCCAGGATTTACACTATATAGTCTGGTAGTGTTTGGAGCAACCTCAATTGAAGAAACCTTAGATACATTAGGGTTACCTGCAACATTAGCAAAGGCTGCACTGTAATTTGCTCCAGCTGAAGTTATTGTTGCAGTTGCAATTTCCCCAAGAGAATTAATAGTAGTAGTGATCGTGGCTTGAGTAATAGTGGTTCCAGTTCTAGCAACACCATTAACCACAACCGATGGAGCCGATGCATAACCATACCCAGTATCTGCTATCTCTACTCCAGTAACTTTACCATAATTTGGATTGTTTATTGCTGGAGAATTAATCTGTACTCTCAAATCTACTGTTAACGAGAATCTACCAGATTTATGAATCTTAACATGAGTATCTGGTAAATGAGAAGCTACAAAGGCTTCTACTAACAAAGCCACATCTTCTAATCCAATAACTCCTGGTTGTAAATCTGGCATAGAAGATAGAGTAAAACGATTCTCTCTACCGTAACCAAAATACGATCCACCGGTTAATTGGTTATGCTTAGGTCCACCAATATGCTTAAGCGCTCTAGCTTCTTTTGTATCATCTCCTAACTCATTTCTAGTGCCAAACAATAGCAATAGAATTTCAGCAAAATATTTAAATCCTGCCGGATGAACTAGTCTATCAAAGACCGCGGCCCAGCTGCTAAGGTTTTGACCTGTTCTAATCAGGTATGAGAATCGTTGATATCTTAAAGAATCCTGAACCTTAATAGTATCTGATAAGAATCCTTTTTTATCTAAATATCTACCACCCTTTGGAAGATCAGCATTTGGCTCCCAATTACCGGAAGAAGGAATAAGCGTTTGATCCCACGGATATTCTACTTCAACTGAATCATCAAATAGTAATCTAAAGAATACTTCAATAGAATCTGATGACCCTCGAATTCTATAATATTCTATGATATTTTTATATAGATTTCTTTTGTTAACTTGAATAGACCTAGGTATAACTGCTGCAATTTCTTTTTGAATTAATTCTAAGTACGCGGCCGATGTTTCATCGATATCCATTGATTCTTCAATGGTGTTTAATACATAAGAAGCACCAGGACCAGCCCAATATTTTATTGGTGTTGTCAACTCGGCAATTTGAGTATTAAACGTGAATGTTAGGGTTGTACCATTAGTAACAGATATTGAGGATTTTAATACAAGAGTAGTTGCATTAATACTTACAACTTCAGAAGATACACCTAAAGCTTTGACCGATTGCCCTGGGTTAATATTAGTGTTAGGCGAATCTAAAACTATTGTTGAAACATTAGTAAAATTTCCACTAACTACAGATGATGTGCCTAATGGAGTTACTGTTAAAGTTTTACCAATTTCAGAAGTACTTAAAGCTAACGACCCTGGTAGATCATTACCATTCGTTATATTAACGTTACCAGAGTTTAAAGCCAGCGATACTGACACACCATCAGAATTGGTGAGCTTAAGAGTTGAACTTGCTCCAGTTTCATCTGTAAAGAAATGATCGTTTTCATTTTTTGGATCAGACACTCTAAACACTGCTTTGTTATCCAAAACAACATCGCTATACACGCCGGCTTCAGAATAAATGAATTCTTCTAAATTCATAAAACGATAGTATGCTTCTAATAATAACTTAAGACCACCAGCATTATCTAATATTTCTGATGGTATTAATTCTTCATTTCTTAAATGCTCTTTTGTTTTTCTTTTTGAAGACGCAACAGACTGGATATATCCAGGCGATGAATTATCAGAAGAAAATAGAGTTCTATCAGTATGTTTAGGCATTTATCTTAACCTTGAATTCGTAGTATAGTCAATAGTACCAGAAGAACCGCTTAATGCGATAGTATCAATTTGTGGTGTGATGGTAACTCTTAATGGATCAATAGCAACAAGCTGATCTCTCTTTGGACCTAAATCCAATGAGTTTGGAGTAACAGTAATTCTAATAGTCGTAGGAGAATTAGAATCTGGAATAAAGTTCTTCAACGTAACTTTACCAGCAGTTGCTTCAACTAAACCGCAATCAGCAATCACTGTTACATTTTCGCCTGCAACAATTTTATATGCAATGATTTGTCTGTTAGAGCTGTTAGTTATTGGTATATCACCAAAGTAAACAGTCTCAGTATTATATAACCATGGCGTAGAACTTATCGTATTGACTGTAGATCCAGTACTATAAAATGGAGAAGTAAAACTCATTGAAAAGTTATTAGCTGCAGTAGAAGACGGAGTAACATTCATAAACATATATGGTCTAACCGAACTGTTTTGAATAGAAGGATCTGCGTTATCAATAGCTTTTAATAGTTGTGAGTGCCTAAACACACCATCAAATTTATTCAATTCGTTAAAGTTATAATCCGAAATAGTATCTCTAACAACAGCTTGTAATTCAACCGAACTTCTATCAGTTAAGTTTGGATTATATTTAAAGAACACATCAAGTTCTATGTAAGTATAATTTGGATCAACAATTTGTGGCGTTATAGAAACTACGTTTTTGCCTTTTAATATAGTACCAATAATTTGAGATTTTTCTCCTTCAGTCAGAGAATCTCCAACCAAAGGTTTAATAGCAATATAAACTTTACCATAATCTGGTGGATCATTATCTTCACCGCCCCAAGCAGATATAGAATTAATATTTGTAAATGATTTTTGAATAATAGCTCTATAATCATCTGAAGTTACTGCTCTATTTTGAGAAGTAAAAGTAAGAGGAGCATTGAATCGAATAGACTCAGTGGTCTCTTTGCCGGTACCACCAGAAGAAGCAGTGACAGTAGTTACAGTTTTATTAGCAAAGCCGCCAATATTATCAACTATAGTAAATGCATTGGCTCCATTAGACTCACCACCTTTAGTATATACATAATCTAAAGTTACGATATTATTATTAGTTGGTTTTTTGCCAGTAACACCATCACCAAAATATATTTCAAAATATTCTGCAGAATTTTCTTGCAAGTAATATACTTTTGAAGCTGAGGTAACATTAATCAAAGATTCGAATTTAGTATAATTGTCATAAGATGTCGATTGATCGTTTGCTTGAATTAAAACTCTAAGCGTAGAAGTATCAGCATCAGGATCCGAAATTTGGAATTTTTGGTTTTCAATATCATTATCAACTCTATATAAAAGAGTCTTTCTAGTTCCTTCAACAATATTAACATTGTTAAAAGTAAAGGTTGTTCCACCACTGTCAATCAATGCTGATTGCTCTTCTAACACTACATACCTGTATTCTGATCCATCAACGTTAGTAGTTAATTTTGTACCACGTGGCAAAGATAAAGATCCAGGAATAGTTCCTTGAGCACCTGTAATATCAACAACAATATTAACAACAGCTCGAGGAGCTAGTACCGACCTTGGTGTATATCCTAAGAGCTTAGCCCTTGTGACTACGTTACCACGAATTTGAGCAGAATCTAAGAAAGCTTCATTCAACGCAAAGTGAGCAGTCATAGCATTATAATGTGTATTATAAGCCAAGACGTCAAGTAGGGTCGATAATCCAGATCCTTCAAAATTATGATCGTTAAAATCAGACTGAGTCTTTAGATAGTTCTTAAGATTCTTTTTGATTTGATCGAAATCGAGTTCCGTTACATTTAAATTTGTTGCCATAGGGTTACCTTATTCGTCTCAACACGATTTCTACTTTATCTTCTGAATCGTGTTCTTTTATTCTAAATTTTACTATTATATTATATGCGTTTGAATCAGCCTGATCATCAACTTTAATATAGATTAATTCAACTCTAGGTTCGTGATCTGATATTGTTCTAGCGATATTATCTCTTATAGCAATCCTGGTGATAGAATCTGCGGGCTCAAATAATAGGGCTCTCATATTAGCGCCAATGCCCATGTTAAATGGCCTTTCATAGAAGTTTGTTAGTAACAAATTTTTAATTGAATTGCGAAGAGCAGCATCATCTCGTAATGGCATGATGTCTTTTCTAATTGGGTGCAAGGTTAAAGATAAGTCTAAATCAGACCATTGCTTAGACCTAGAAACTCTAGAAGAGTTTACGCCTGGTGATACTCTTTTATCTGCTTGTATATATGTAGACATATAACTATTTATACCTCTTGAGCTGCAAGTTTAGCTTTTCTTCTAGCTAAAGCTTCAGTCGCTGCTTCTTTAAAACTTCCAGCTGCATCGAACTTTGGAGAATTAGCAGCTTTTACTAGGTCATATGTTTCTTTAAATATTTGTCCTTCTTTTTTAAAGTCCCATGACGATGGATATGTGTTTAACAATTTTTGTTGTTTCATTCTATAATCTGCCGCTGTCATAGTGCCAAGCTTTCTAATCTCAGTATCGTGATCAGCTCCTACAACATCAGCTAACTCTAAATATAATTCTCCTTTAGTCAAAGTATAGTAACGAGTATTTTTCTTTTTGGCTCCAAACCCTTTAAAGATTCCACCAGCCTTTGAAGAAGATGCAATATACTTTACAGAATTAGAAAACGCTGTATTCATCAACTTTTGGTTTACTTCATATTGATCTTGTTCTATTACTGGAGTAGCAACAGGAGCAACAGGAGGTTCTTCAGGAACTTTAGGTTCTGATGGTTCTTCTTTAACTGTGCCATCAGGTTTTACTTCAACGTTAGGAATTTTAGCGCAAACGTCGGCTTTAGCAGTATCTAATGCAGATGTAAGCGCATCAGGCCCGATGCCCAAATCGGCTATCAATGAATCAAGCGAAGGAACTGATGCTCCAAACTTTTCTTTCAATTCAGCTATCTTACCTGAGATATCAATAGGGTTACTCAAACCTAACAGCTCATTAACTTTAGTTTGAAGACTTTCAACGGCTGGAATAGTAGGTTTAAACGAAGTCAGATCAGCTTTCATAGCAGTTAATTTAGATTGCATAGCCCCAAGCTGATCTTTACCTCCAGCTAAGAGACCATCTAATTCTGCTTGCTTAGCCTTTAAATCATCTAAGGCTTGATTATTGCCACAACTCATTTATATCTCCTATGTAGATGCGTTTGGCGCACTTGAATCATTTGTTGAACCCGAATTAGCGCCATCCCCAGTATCCATCGATGTTGTTGGATGAGTATGAGTATGTAATGTAACGGTATTAGATGTAATATTACCGGCTGGTAGATCAATACTTCCTGTAGGTGAATCCAATGTCATAGAAGTAAGAGCGTCAATATCCATTGTATTAGCTGATGTTGTTTGACTACCGATAATACCAATAATTTGATTTGTATTAACGCTTAACGTATAATCTTTAAGAGAGGTATGACTAAATGTACCAGCGTTCATAACACTAATATTATTCAAAACAGTCGTTCCCATATTATTTGTTATAGCAGAAGTAAAGTCATTACCAACAGTTAACAGTTTATCGTTTATCGTATTAGTAGTAGAGTTATTCATAACACTTAGGTTATCATCAACACCAATATTAGTAGATCTACTTCTGATAACTTCTGTTTCAATATTACCACCAATCTTCTGTTGTAAAGAACCTTTGATATTCATTGTCATATCTTTCTCTACTTGAAGATGATAGTTACCATAGACCATCTGTCTTAAATCACCATCAACTGTCATACTACAATTGCCTTTGATATGGATATTCTTATTACTAAATACTACTTCATAATCATCACCAACAATTTTTACGCTGCGTGTACCATCGTTATAGATTTCTTCGTAAGATCCAGCAGTATGTGATCGTTGCGTACGTTCAAATCCTGGTGTGTCATCGATTTCTGTTATATGCCCGGACTCTGATTGATTAACTTTATTGTACGGATAATCAGGAACATGGCCATTCAATGGAGGAAGTTCAGCCCAAGGAGTTTCTGCATAATATGCATCAGATTTATCGACAGATACAGAAGGAATTTTAGGTGGAACTGCTACTTGAATAGGAGAAATTGCTGTGCTTGGAAGTCTCTTATCTAAAGCATCGCTTACTTCATACTTACTTTGTCGAGCCGCGAAGTTTACATCTGATTCTGTTTCATATTCTGATAACGGATAATCCTCTCCAGTGAAACCTAAACTCTTTGATCGAGGAGAATTCTTAGATGCAATAGAGCCCATGATAATTGGATCTTGTGCTGAAGCCCCATCTCTAAAAAACCCTACAACCCATGAACCTTCCATCAAACCATGTGGGGTATCACCTATACCAGATGTGCCAGATGAAGTTGTAGGTAACATGACAGTAGCCCACGGTAGATCATCAACACTAATAGATCCTGTATCTTCTGTATGAAATCCAAAGCATCTAACTTTTACTCTATTCATTTCTTCAGGATCAAATCGATCTTCTACTACTCCGGTGAACCAAGTAAAACCACCACCCATAAATTGATCAATATTATTCATTTTCCTTCCGCCTTATAAATATCATCTAAATCACATATAAAAGAATCTTTCTTTATTTGACAAGACATGATATATTCATTTCCAAATTTATGAGCTATAGATGTAACAATATAGTACCCTGATACTAATTTATCTTTAGCTGTTTTTTGAGCCTCAATCCTAGTCACGTCTAATTCAATTTTATCTCCAACGCTAAGTTCAAAATCTCCAGCAATATCAATTGTGACAGTCATAGTATCTAAATTGCTGATATACGCTCCGGCTTTTAGCATCGCTGGATTTGAAGGAGTGTGATAATTTGAAAACCCTTCAAAAGATTTGCTATTAAGAGATACAAAGTAGCTTTTTGAATTGGAATATTCTTCTATATTTCTATCATCAAATTTTACTGATTTACTAAATGGGTTATTTTTATTTAACTTTTGATTGCCATTATAGTTATATGTTGGTGTACTATATTGTTTATTAGCTATATCAATAGTGTGCAACGTCGAAGCATACGCTCCTTCTGAAGATTGAATATATTTAGACATTCCATAATCAGAGGATAGCTTTCTTATCTTTACTCTATCAACTTCATATTTGCTATCACTTCCAGGAACTTCTTTAGTAAATGGTCTATGGAAATATTTATCATGAGAATCTCTTTGTATCATGTTTTCGTATGAATCAAAAACAACACCTGACTTTAAAGTTTCATAAAAATAAAATGGAGTTGAATTATCGAATGCATTTTTAGTTAACCATGCGATTGCATACAAAGGTCTAAACTTAGGGATTATACCTTTGATACTATCAGTAGTATCTGTATTAATAGTTAATTCTTTTTCAAGAATACCTAAGTCGTCAATGCAAATTTGTTTTACAACAGGTCCAATAGCTCCCTCAAAAGATCTACATACTGTTTTTAATTGATTCATATATGCATGCTTTGATACACATCGTAAAGCGTATGTCGATTGTCCAGGCGCCGATTTAGAAAAAGAATGAATCTCAGCAATGTATATTTCTTTTCTATAATGCTGGGTATTACCATCTAAGCCTTTGCGACTAAACGCTATATCTATCTTTTCATTACCTGAAATTTTTAAAAGTTCTAAGGTATTAGAACCATCCAAAACATATAGTTCATATTCTAAGGATGAACGATATAAACTTTCAGTTATATCTATTTTTTTAATAATATCTCTAATATCAAATTTAGTGCCAGCGTTAGTTGTTATTTGACACTTGTCAAGATAGAAAGCACTAGGCAATATTGATTTACCATTTTCTACGAAATCAGTCATTATTTAATAATCTCTGGTATTCATCTACAAACGCTCCAATATATCTCGGATCAATGATTTTAATACTAGAACGAGCTTCATTAGCTTCAAATAAGTAGCTGCGATTTGTTTGAAATTCTAGGATATTAGAAACAGTGCCACCTGGAATAAAGTTTGCATTGGTTTCTTGTCTTCTATCTCCATCTCCAATCAAGTAATATGAGTGAGGAGCATCAATATAGTTATAGACGTCATAGGTGTTAACATTATCTTGATCGGTAGAACCATTAACATTTTCAGTAGCTGTCGATGGTCTACCATATCCACCGGAAGATCCGATGAATGCACCACTTACATCTTGAAGTACAAGCTGATTCATATCAGTATTCTTTTTAACTAATGTTCCTGTTGCTCCAGAAGTAGTACCAGTTATAGTTTCGCCTAATGTAAATCTACCAGCAATTGAATTTGGAGATAATCCAAAAGCAACCCCAGAATCTCCAGAATCTCCAGGACTTGGCTTAGTAGTAATAACCACACCTTCATATTCTTCTGCCATATAATCATGTAATTTTTCTTGACTCATTGGCCATGATGCTAAGCCATCATGTAGGAAATCGTTTATAATAAAGAATGTCCAATAATATTCGGTAGTACCATATAATCTATACGATACTAAGTCAGGTCTTTCGCCGTTCTTTACTTGATAAAACGTATAGGTATTTAATTCATCAGCAAACGCTTTCAATGGCTGCACATGTCTATAAATGTTTACTACGTTTTGAAATATACCGTTACGATCAAAGTCATATGGTATATTTGGAAATTGCTTAAAGAAGCTCATCTTATCCTCCTGCCGATGGTGAAGTTGATGATGAATCTTTACTATCGGAATCGCTAATATACATTAGGCCATTATCAGGATATAAATCATCTCTTGTTATAGCTCGTACTTCTTGGAATGTTAATGCTACATCTATTTCTACAGGAGCTGCGCCATCACTGTTTTTGTGAAACGAATTTCCGGTAGAGTTATATGTTGCAGTCATATTAATAAGATATGTATCGATTATGCGTGGCATATATTTATTAACAGATTCTCCATTCATAAATTTTACTTTCCATGTTGGAGGATATTCTAAAGACCCTGCACCAAGATCCTTAGGATATAGATATTTTCTGAAAATATTTTCAATGTCTCTGGCTGTAACTGATTCAGCGGCTGACTCCGGAACTAGCTTAAACGCGAAGGCGAATGATCTAAGCACTGTACCATCAAAGGTCATTGTAGTATATGGGTTGACTATTACTGCTGAATTCAACTCAGCAAGTTGACCTGCAGACCCAGTAACTCCACCCAATCCTTTTGCCGCTTTAGTAACCTGTCCTATAACATCGGATCCGGTAATTTCGTCAGATCCTGATGCAGCATTAGCTGCGCCAGCAAGACCTAGATTAGTAGTTCCATAAGATGCTCCGTCAGCAGAAGCTACTCCTTGAGGCATAAACAAATGAATTGATTTAAAGTCAGGAGCTCCTTTCCTAGCCATAGTAAACTGAACATGTGGAAACCCTTTGTCGATTTTAGACCGCAATGAATCTGGAAAGGTTAGGACCTGCTTGTCTGGTTTCTTTTCGCTTTCTACCGCCATATCTTTATCCTATATAAATAACTATACAATTTTACTATTATAGAACTATTTATATGGCTTACAAAGGTAGATACACAGTAAAGAACAAAG